TCTCCGAAAAGATTGGAATTGATTGATATAAGGCATCAATACCTTGCGCGTACCTGTAGCATCATGAGGGGTAAATTTGATGTGCTTGATTTCGTGAGTAGCTAAGTAAGCGAAAGGGTTCTTAGGGTTATTCTGAGCCACACGAATACCATATTTAGTTGACCCCATTTTGAGTTGAGCTTCTGGTGTTCGAGCATTTTCGGCAGTCGTAGTTATCGCCGGAGTCGGTACAAACTGAACACACTCCCTTTCAATGACATTATTAGTAGCATCGTCTCGGACCATCTGGGCGGTGCCTCCGTGCATTACCAGTTCAAACACACCTGCCTTCTTTTTTACTTTAGGAACGAGTAAATCATTTTGCCCCTGGTCTTTTTGTTCTGGCATAGCACTAGAATAGTATCTGTAATGTCCTGGTAGATTCGCACCTGGGTTGAAAATGGCTTTCTTATCAGAAAGCATCTCTAGTAAATTGAAAGTTGAATTGATATCACCATAAATAGCATTACCATCTTGACTCAAGAAAGCCTCACGAGTCACAGACATGACTTGATGGAAAATATAAGCATAGTTATTTGCATATTTAACTACGTTGTCCCGCTCTGCGTTCAACACCCTTAAAGAGTTTTGTAGTTGTTCTAGGACCTTTATATATCCCAGAGCTTCAGACGCAGATCCGGCTCCAGACAGCTTTGCTTGGATCATCTTATAAACAGGGCCATCCACATTTCCAGGGTCAAGTAAATTCACTTGGCCTTCTAATGATTTCTTGCCTACTTTTCCTTTGACATAGGTTTCCGTCAATTCTTCAGCGGCGGCCATTGCGAGACCTTTAGCCTGTGCCACATTTGCTGTCAGGGCAGCAACTAGTGTATCCGCCGACGCAGGATCCCCAATACGAACCTCATCCCTAGCAATCCGATAAACATATGCTTTATCAGCACCACCTTCACTGGTATAGGCTTTGGAAGCCGACTCTTCATAAGAGGTCATCTTCTTTGTGAGGGTGTCAATATCTATTTGAACCTGCTTAACTAGCGTCCACATTGCCTCGAAGGCTGTTCCTGCTGTTCCCACAGCAGCAGAATCGCCGTACAGTTTGTTTAAAACCTTTGTGTGTGCGGTAGACCCTCGCGCTAGCTTTCTAAGTTTAGTGGTATTCGATGAAATATATCCTGAGATTTTCTTCATCTTTGAGTGTAATTTCTTAGCGCCCGAATTAGCCTCGGCTTTGGCTTCTAAATAAAATTTTACTGAGAGTTCCAAACTGGCTGAGTCATGAATACGACCAACGGTGTATCTCTGGTAATCCTTCTGTGTGGAGCCGCCCGCAGTACCCACTCCAGCCGCTGCCGCGTTTTGTTCGTAAGTGGCCCCCGCATCTGTTATGGGGCTTGCTGTGTCTTCCGTGGAGGTTTTATGCAGCGTGATGTAGAACTCTTCCCCAGTTGCATCCTTGAAAACTAAAAGCTCACCAGATCCGTCATTCGCGTCATGATGTCTCCCAAGCACACGAACAAGCCCATTCGCTTTCGCTGTTTCAAGGAACATCTTCCCAAGCGCTATATTCGCTTGGTACTCACCAGCCGCCTCGTTGGATTTCATTGAGGATAGGTTTTCAATGTCCATACCAACAGCCCAAAACAATGGGTTGAAGGTATCTGTGTCCAACGCCATCACTGCGTTAGGGAGACCAACGTAGCGTGGCTTGCCATCTAACCCTTCTATTTCCAAACCTCGACGGGGTAAGATGGTTTTCTTAAGATCAATAGCTTCAATCCCACGGGCGTTTGGGTCACCTGGAGGGAAAAACTTCGCTCTTTTAGCTTCACATTGAATCGTCGTGATGCACTGCCCACCAGCAGCGTAACTATGATTAAATCCAGTGATATAGTAATGAACATCCAAATACGGAATATATAGTGGATACCCAGGACGTAGCTCTGGCCTTATAGGAATGACGAGAGTAGCCGTGGTCCGTCCGGCATTGACTCGATCCAATCTATTGACCCCAGCAAAGAACATTGCCTTCGCTGAAGTGAAATACATGGTCTCAAATGAATAGGGTCGCCAACCAAATTGAGCCACCAGCCGGTAATCGATATACTGGCCCTGTACGCCCCACTCATTCTCCAAACCAGACCCAAGAGCCATGTTACGCCAGTGGCCGCCCTTAGCGGTGACATACGTTGCTGTGGGCTCTTTCTCGCTGTACGTAGCGGAGATGATGTCGATATCTTCTATTCGATAGACACGACTCGATGAGGTATCCAGATTGTACAAAGGTGGTTTGAAAACCAAGTCCCCATCTACGTCTTGGAAAAATTCGAACTGGGTGACCTCACAGACCTTTTGAGCGATATCCATCTTGGATTCGTAGCTGGACTCAAAGAGCTTAACGCTGCCCCATTGACTCACCTCATGATAGAAAGGAACCATGTTGTTCAAATTGAGTTGAAGCCCAGACGCAGCAACATTGGTCTGAACCTTATGTTCCACCTCAGTCCATATCGGGGTTCCATCTGCGTTGTGGCCGGTAATTTCGTCTCTTTTTATCGTTACCTGTTTGCCAGACGCCACCAACCCCAACGACTCTGCGTAAAGCAAATTCCCAATTATTGGGTTTTTTGCTAGGCCAGTGTTGCCCTCCGCCCAATTCTTCTTGTCGTATATCAAGCCCATCGAGACGGCCATTGCCATCATGCCACTGGTATGCCCCGCTTGTTGAGCGTTGTAGGGGAACCTTTGAGAAATGACCTTATTTACTTGTGAGCGTGAAAGCCGACCCAAATACTGAGCTTGTATAGTAGAAAATATTTGCCCGGAAGCGCCATATAGACGGAGATCATACATGGTCTGATTAAATCGCTTCTCCCAATATCTAATATTCAAAGAGAAGAGAGATCCCTGACCAACCTCAGACATAGCACCTTGATTTGTTTTGCGACTCAACGCAAAACTTACACCACCTGCGGCCCCAGCAGAATCATTATGCAACGTCCATATGATCTCGTAAGGGCTCATATTTACAAAGTTATGGTAGAGCAAAGTGCTCTTCAGGTTATTCTTACCTGGGGGTCGTTGACCAAAGATGGACGCATTGGTACTCATGTTGTGGTAGTTCCAAAAATGAAGCATATCACTACAATTAATCGTGATATGCTGGAATCCACCAGAATAAGCATGGTCTACTTGAGTCACTACACCATGAAAAACATGGTAATAAGGATACATAGGAAACTTCTTAATTGTTTCCCTGGCATCCGACAAGTCCTTCATAAAGGTAGTTATCGCTTCGTCAGAAATAGTATTGAATATCCCCTCTACAGGGAAATAACCTTTCATATAAACATGGACTTCTAATCCAGGTCTTAGAATATACTGACCATCTCTTGATAGAGAGTCTCTATGATGTAAGGGCACAGATAAAGATATGTTTGCGGAATGACCACCGGCTTTGACTGAAGCATCAACGTTCACGCTGGTAATGAACTCTTGGATATTGATCCGACCATTACATCTCGGACACCCTGGAATAGACACATCTCCATTAATGTAAACCAAAGTATCGGGAGTATGTTGTACCAACCCCCGATTATTCAGTCTCCACGTTCCGACGTATGGTCTATTCTCAATCATTGTGGATTCTCTTGTGGATCTTCAGGACCCGAGGAATCTGACTCAGGTGGTTGACCAAAACCAGTACCCTCATAAACTGGATCCTCATCGGAACCCTGATCGGAACCAAAAGGAACAGGATCGTCAAACTCGTTGTCCCAGCCCTCAACATTCCCAACAAAATCTTGAAGACCTTTAAAAGATGATGAACCATCATCTTCGAATACCTCGAAGCCCCCATAAGAGGTCCCCACACTATAGTTAACACCGTAAGAGGCATTTCCAGCGTTTAGGTCCTCCGCTTCTTTTTCTTTTGCGGTGCCAAAGAAGCTCTCACCTTCTCTACCGTGGGACTCCAAATATGCGCTCTGGGTTTCACCCCACGATTGCCAACCCGACTCCCCTTCTGGGAAAGTATTTGGTTCAGAGTTTGCCGTAGAAGTCCCATAGAGAGCGGACCCGGCTGGAACCCCAACCCCAGAAGCAACGGGAGCCTTCATTGGTAAAAGATAGGTGTCGTTTGTTTTGTTATCATAAATTTGAGAAGCCACAAAAGTCATCGTATATTCAATACCACCTAATTGATTATTTTCTTCGATCTTGTATGCGAAGTTTTCAATGTGACCAACATAAGTAAACTGGTCGTAGGTAATAGATATGGCCCCAACGTAATAATGAGCGTTAGAACCTTGACCTAGATGGGAAGATGTCATGGTGTCATAAATGTACCCAGCATTTCGATACATGGAGAAAAGGGCCATGAAATTCTGCCACGACGCAGAATTTCTCTTAGAAGCAAACTGAACACCAGTGGGTGTTGAGGTATTGCCGCCTTGGGCTCCGACACGCATCGCCTCTCCTGTAAGGTCCTCTCCTGCTATGAAGGCTCCTATTTTACCCTGGAAATTGATTCTGACTTGATTCTGACCCCAATGTTGAAAGATGTACCCGTAACGAGTTCTATCTGAAAACGCCTGGATATTAGAATATTGAATATCCATCTGGTTTGGGTTGACCAACATCACTAACGGAGGCGTTCTGAGCATGTCTGATAACTGAACAGCAATATCAGCCAACTGACCTAATTCAGCCAAAGCCGGTAATTCAGAAAGAGTCTCATAGGTACGGCCATCTCCGCCCAATGTGTCAGTAATAGACCATTCGCTAACAGTCATACCTTGGGCAACATTTCTCGCTGCCCTAAGGTTACTAACCACTGCTGAGTTACTTAATAGCGCCCCGAAGCCCTTGTCGTTAATCAGTGTGTCTCTCAATATAGAGAGGCTGGCAGCAGACCTAGCGGTGCCATAAATACCCGTGTTTGTGTAGGTTCCGGATACAGCAGTCGTAGCATCTTTTGCTTCCCCTTCCGCTAAAACCTTAGGGGGAACCATCTCAAGGACAAACGGGGACAAGGTTCTAAGAAGCTGATTGGATCCATCAATTGGTTGCCCTTCTTGAACCTCATAAAATGGTTGGATCTGTGGGCCTTGTTGAAGGTTTCCATAAACCCCCGCTGGAGGGGGAGTCCCTAATGTTTGCCGAGTCACCAGACCAGTGAGGTCATCTATTGCAAACTTACCCGTACCGGTTTTGCCATCGTCGCCGCTCCCGTCAAAAGAGTCGGCAACACCTGCGCCGGAGCCTACCTGGGGCCATCCGCTATTTAATGGGTCAGCCATACCTAGTCCTCTGGGCCGTATTTAGTGGCTGTCGTGAAGATGTGACTAGAATATTCATCGGTCATCTCTTCATGTTCAAGCCCTTCACCCCACCCTGAAAAGAGACCCCCGTCCCAAGAATCATCACTGGGTAGTGATTCGGATGCAATATCAACAAAGTACGAATCATAAACAGATGTAGTTCGAAATTTACGGGTCTCATGAGAGATGGTCATCGTACATGACAACATGAACTGATATGGTTTGTCCGCTGCTTCAGCTACATCAAAGGCAGAAAACCATCCGTAATAGCTTTCCCCATCAAAAGACATCTTGATAATGCCTTGAAAAGCGACCGTCCCAACATCATCAAATATGGCCCCGTTATTATGGAACAGAGTCAATATATCTAAGTATTTATCATAGGCGATTGTTTGTCTTCGATTACCACCTGTGTCATAGCCACCACCAGTGATATTAGACATCCCGCTGTATAGTCTCATCAAACCACCAGTGGACATTTCCATTCTTACTTCTGTGGTCCCATCTCCATAGTGTTGTTCAACCCAACCGCCTTTGGTTTGGATTCGTTCGATAATTTTCTGGTAATCCCAACTCATACTCGAAGGATTGATATGAAGGACTAACTTGATGTCATCGGGAAGGAGGCTGGTCTCATAATCAGGGGCTAGGACATCAAACACGACGGGACGTACACCAGACCCATTGGCCTCGTCATTCGGGTGCCTAAAAGCACTCCGAAAAATTGGTGTTGCATCATCTCCGTAAGCCATGACTCATCCCCTAATCTAAGACATTGTTGACAGTACCGCAGCCAGCTTGGTTACAAAATGTTCTGGTCTCTCATCTTTAACAACCACCGTGACCTGTTGAATAGTAGTGTTGCTCGTTGCCCCTTGACCTCTTGCTACTTGACCTCTCTCACTATCTCTAAAGCTCAACATCTTGGCAGCACCGCCCAAGGCACCACCCGGTTTGGCCCCCCCGACCCAACCAGGGCCACCAAATATGGTGTCATCTGGATTGTGTTTAACTAGGAAGTCGTCTTCATCGTCTGGGGCATGTTGTTTTGTATCCGCAAACATTCCAGGACGACCCATCTTCGCTGCTTCAGCCCTCGCTGCTTCCAAATATGCTTTCTGTGATCTGGTTCTCTCTCCCTTTATATTCAAAATTCCATAAATCTTTTTGGCGTCCAGCTTGGCCATATCCACGTCATCCCCCGCATTGGGATTGAGAATCTTCTCGGGGGTTAAGGGATCATAGTTCGGTCCTCGTTTGG